GTAACTGCTATCGACGCTGCTACTTATTTGGTACACAACACGTTATTGCTAGGCTCTGGAACGATTGTTACTCCTTTTGCTGACGCTTAATAAAGTAACGTAAGGAGTTGAAAAATGGCTGATGCAGTCACTTCACAAACTATCCAGGACGGTGAGCGTAAAGCTGTCCTAAAGTTTACTAATGTCAGTGATGGAACAGGTGAGTCTAATGTAGTTAAGGTCGATGTATCGGCCTTAGCCGCAAACTCATCTGGACAAACTTGTACTAAAGTAACTGTCTCGCAAATATGGTGGCAGTGTGTTGGTATGGGTGTTGAGCTTTTGTTTGACGCTACCGCCAACGTTTTAGTTATTGGCTTGTCTCCAGACAGCAATGGTTATCATGACTACACTCCTTTTACCGGCATTCCAAATAATGCTGGTGCTGGTGTAACAGGAGACATTCTGTTTACAACAATAGGGGCAAGTTCTGGTGACACATACACTGTGATTCTTGATTTGATAAAGGAATATTAATGGCCACCTCTGGGACTAGAGACTTTGAGCCAGATGTAGCGGAATATATCGAGGAAGCATTTGAACGATGTGGCCTTGAGTTTCGCACAGGTTATGACGGGATTACCGCAAGGCGATCCCTTAACCTGCTTTTGGCTGATTGGGCTAATCGTGGCTTAAACCAATGGACAATTGAAAATACAACAACAACCTTGACTCAAGGTGCTGAGTCCATTGACTTAACATCATCAACAATAGACGTATTGGATGTTGTTATTAGAAGAACTGAAGGCGGTACTACTACAGATATTCAAATGGCCCAGGTTAGCAGATCTGCTTATTGGAACATTCCAACTAAAGACACTCAATCTAGGCCTACCCAGTGGTTTTTAGACAAACAAATAACGCCAAAGCTTTATATTTGGCCAGCTTCTGAAAACAGCACAGATCAACTTTTGATCAATAGGCTTATAAGAATTGAAGACGCAGGCGCTAGTGCAAACACAATGGATATGCCATTTAGGTTTTATCCTTGTTTAGCGGCAGGTCTTGCATATTACATAGCTCTTAAAAAAGCACCTGATAGAGTAGAAATGCTTAAGTCTTTTTACGAAGAGGAGTTTGCTAGAGCGGCAGATCAAGATGAAAGTAGAGCATCTTTGTTTGTAGCTCCTAGTTTAAGAAGCTATAGGAGAGCATAATGGCTTATGCTTCTGGGAAGTATGCCATTGCGATATGCGATCGATGTGGGTTTAGGTATAAGTATGCCCAGCTTCGCAGAGAATGGACTGGCTTTAGAGTTTGTAGCGAATGCTATGAGCCCAAAGAGCCTCAATTAGAGCCGCTTCCTCATGTTTCTGACGCACAAGCTTTACGCAACCCAAGACCTGAAACAGGACTTATTGTAGGATTTGGTGTTGTAAGGACAATAGATCCTAATCAAATGATTACTCCTACTGGGGATTCAATTGGTTCAGAGTTTGAAGGATCTGGCGGAACGGGAGAAGTTGGTACTGTAACAGTGGTGACCTCATGAGCTTTACATATGCAAGTTTAAAAAGCGCAGTACAAAACTACTGTGAGACTTCAGAGTCAACGTTTGTAAGCGATCTTCCTGTTTTTATCCAGGAAGCAGAAGAGCGTATATTAAAAAATGTACAGCTTCCTGTGTTTCGAAAGAACGTTACAGGAACCTCTTCAATAAACAATACTTATGTTTCTACGCCTACTGACTTTTTAGCGCCGTATAGCCTTGCTGTTGTTTCTGGGAATGTATACACCTACCTTCTTTTCAAGCATGTCTCTTTTATAAGAGATTACACGCCCAATCCTGCAACAACTGGATTGCCAAAGTATTATGCTTTGTTTGACGATACAACGTTTATTGTTGCGCCAACACCAGATCAAAGCTACGAGTTTGAGCTTCATTACAAGTATAGGCCCGTATCATTGACCGCTGGTGCTGAATCAGGAACAACATGGTTGTCAACAAATGCTCCAGACGCAATGCTTTATGGGACCTTGGTTGAAGCAGCTACGTTCTTGAAAGTGCCTGAAGAAGTTGGACAATATGAGCAAAGGTTTCAAATGGCCTTAGAAGGCTTGCAAAAACTTGGAGCTGGATACGGCTCTAGAGATGAATATAGATATGACATTGCAAGGGGATAACATTGTTTAACGTAGAAGTTTCAGCGACTCCAGGTTCTGTAAATGTTCAGACAACAGAAGGTCGCGGAATGAACTCAGAAGAGATTGCAGCAAATGCAGTCGCTAAAATAATTAGCATCAGTGATACCGCTGATCCAATTATTAAAGCCCAGGCAGAAGCTTTTAGAGAGCGCATGTATTGGGTTATTGTTGCTGCATGTGATCAGTCTATAAAGAGTGATAGAGCTACGTTGTTTAACTTATTTAAAACAAACGGTCATGAAGATATGGCTGAAATATTGAGGACTTTATAATGGCAATCGATCAGGCAATGTGTACGTCTTTTAAACAAGAGATCTTGCAAGGCATTCATAACTTTACAAACGGATCTGGCGGCGGAACAACAACCACGACTGGTTCTGGCAATACTTTTAAGATTGCTCTTTATACTTCTAGCGCAAGTTTAGGTGCGGGAACAACTGCTTATACCACAAGCAATGAAGTATCAGGAACTAATTACAGCGCAGGTGGAAACACCTTGACTAATGTTACCCCTACTACATCTTCGACTACGGCGCTTACAGACTTTGCAGACACAACGTGGTCAAGCAGCACCATTACGGCGAGGGGCGCATTAATTTACAACTCCTCAACAGCGGCTGGTTCTGCTAATAGAGCAATAGTTGTTCTTGATTTTGGTGCCGATAAAACTTCAACAAATGGCGATTTTGTTATTCAATTCCCAGCAGCTGGCGCTAGTACCGCGATTATAAGAATCGCATAGGAATAATATGTGGCCGATGTTACCGTTGCATTTGAAGGGTGGAATAGCTCAACTCACGGATGGGGCGAAGGCCCTTGGGGCGAAGGTGTATCTGTTCCAGGCGCAGTGGGAGCGGTTGGTAGCGTTACCGTCACGGCTGATGCAAATGTTTCTGTCACCGGACTTGCCGCCACAGGGGCTGTTGGGTCAGTTACGGTATCGGCTGATGCAAATGTGGGAGTTACGGGTCTTGCTGCGACAAGCGCAGTCGGAAGCGTTACCGTTACCGCCGATGCAAACACGGCTGTTACAGGTATTGCTGCCACCGGAGCGGTTGGAAGCGTTACGGTATCGGCTGATGCGAATGTCTCTGTATCAGGGCTTGCCGGAACAAGCGCAGTTGGAGCGGTTACGGTTACAGCCGACTCAGTTGTTGTTCCAACAGGCATTGCAGCGACAGGTCAAGTTGGCACTGTCACAACGAAAACAAGCAATATATTTGAGGTTACGGGTGTTTCTGCAACAGGTTCGGTCGGGACTGTTAGCTTTGTTGGTAACGTCACTATTGAAGTTACTGGAGTTAGTGCTCAAGGCGAAGTCGGGCAAGTTTTGGTCTGGGGCAAAATCGTTCCTGGACAAGATGCAAATTGGCAGGCGATTGATGAAAGTCAAACGCCAAACTGGCAAAATATTGATGAAAGCCAAACACCAAATTGGCAAGAGGTAGCATAAAATGGCAACGTATGTAAATGACCTTCGATTAAAAGAGATTTCCACAGGGGATGAATCGGGAACTTGGGGAACTTCCACCAATACCAATTTAGAACTTATCGGTGAAGCACTAGGCTACGCTACTCAGCAAGTCTTTAGCTCAGATGCAGATGCGACAACTACCGTTGCAGATGGTGCGTCTGATCCCGCTCGAGCAATGTATTTTAAGATTACTTCTGCTGGCAACTTGACAGCCACAAGAACCTGTACGATTGCGCCTAATACTGTAAGTCGCGTTATGTTTATCGAGAACGCAACCAGTGGCTCTCAATCGATTGCGATTTCTCAAGGCTCAGGCGCGAACGTCACGATTGCCACCGGCAAGACGGCGGTTGTTTATCTCGACGGCGCAGGCTCTGGTGCCGCAGTTGTTGACGCGATGGCTGGGGTTGATCCGGGTGTTACGGATACTTTGACTGAAGTCTTAGTTGCAGGCAATACGTCAGGCGGCACTAATATCGAACTGACCACTACCGACAAGGTTCAGTTCCGCGACTCAGCGATCTACATCAACTCAAGCGCAGACGGTCAGCTAGATCTCGTTGCGGATACTGAAATTCAGATTGCGGCCACAACGGTAGATCTGAATGGCAACCTTGATGTGTCAGGTACTGCCCTTGTCACAGGCGTTCTAACTACAACTGCCGCTACTGTATTTAATGGTGGCTTTGCTAGTAATTCACCTTCGACAATTTCTACAGCCAATAACCTAGACACTCTACAACTTATCTCTACAGATGCAGATGCTAACGCTGGGCCAAACCTTAGATTTTATAGAAACTCTGGTTCTCCTGCTGATAATGATTTAATGGGAAAGGTAGATTTTGAGGGAAGAAATGACAACAGCCAAGATGTTGTTTATGCAAGTATAGAAAATTATGCTTTAGATGTTTCTGATGGAATTGAAGATGGAGAGCTTACTTTTTATACAATAGTAAGTGGTACTTCAAGAAATCGTTTAGACTTTACAAGCACTCAAACAACTTTTAACGAAAGCTCCGTTGACTTAGATTTTAGAGTTGAGTCTGACGGCAACGCTAATATGCTGTTTGTCGATGCAGGTAATAATCGCGTTGCCGTGGGAACAAATACTCCTGATGTCCCTTTCCATGTTTCAAGCACTTTATCAAACATTGTAAAATTAACCACTGAGTCTACTACAGTTGGACCAAATATTCTGTTTGCAAATACCGATGGTACACTTGCTCGTATTGCTTCCGCAGAAACGAATACACTTCGTATTGAAACAGGCACAAGTAATACAGAAATGGCACGTTTCGTTGAGGCCAGCGGGGCGGTATTTAACGAAGATAGCAACGCAGCTTTAGACTTCCGCGTTGAGTCTGACGGCGCTACACATATGCTCTTCGTCGATGCAGGCAACAATCGTGTCGGTATTGGCGAGTCATCCCCTGATACACCCCTTCATTTGACAACATCAGGAGCTGGCTTTGCTGTTACCATAGAGTCAACCAGCGGTTCGGCAACGTCTGGCCCTGATATAAGTATTTTTAAAAATTCTCCCAGCCCTGCGGACGAGGACGATCTTGGTCGTATTTATTTTCATGGCGAAAACGATGGGGGTACAAAGATTGAATATTCAATGATTCGAGCCAGCGTGAATGATGTGACCGCAGGAACCGAAGACAGCAGCCTTCAATTTTATACATATGTTGGAGGCGCACAGGCAGACAGACTCGGCCTAGAAGCAACTGAAACTATTTTTAACGAGTCTAGCAAAAACGTAGACTTCCGCGTTGAGTCTGACAGCGCCACTCATATGCTGTTTGTTGATGCTGGTAATAATCGGGTCGGGATTGGCACCGGAGCGCCAAGTTATGAGCTTGTAATATCTAAGGACGGCTCGTCCGGTATTGAGTTCGGTCCAGAGGGTGTAAATAGCACTACCAGCTTTATCCAGTTCTATAACCGCTCTACCGCCGCGTATGACACGGCTAGGATTTATGCGAAAGAACTTGAGTTATATTTAGAAGCTGCTCAAGTTATTGCGCTTGATATCAATACAACTGAAGCTGTTATAAATCAGTCGGGTACGGACCTAGACTTCCGCGTTGAGTCTGACAACCACGCTTATGCTATTTATATGAATGCCGCAAACGGTACAACAGCTTTTGGCGCAGCTACCCCGCAAACAGCTTATAACTTCATCGGCGTTGGTGGAATATATGTAAATAACGGCAACCAGCCTTCGGGCGATTTCATGTCCATTGACGCAGAAGGCAGCGCAGGTGCCACAAAAATGACCTTCTATCGTTACGATAGCTCTGCCACTACATATGAAAATAGGTTTGCAATTGCGGGAGAAACTTCGGAAACAGTAGTTAACGAAAGTGGTGTTAACGTAGACTTCCGCGTTGAGTCTGACGGCAACGCTAATGCCATATTTGTTGATGCTAGTGCGGGTACAGTTGCAATTAACACAGCAACCTTGACTCATGCTGGCAGCACAGCAGGGAGTTTAGTTGTAAATGGAGGATCAACGAGTGCCACTACACCAATTATGATGGTAATAGA